TTTTGGACGTAGTTTGTGGGCAGATCGACTTCAATTTTATGAAGATCACGGCGCAGTTCTGAGACTGCATCCCAAAGCTGTCGGGCAAACCATCCGAGGCCAGCCATAAAGCAGCTAAGTCCTAGATTGATAAGGCTCTGCGTGTCCATTTAGCGGCATCCCCAACGCCTCCTCGCAGCCTTACCGCGCTCACCTTTCCAGCTACGGGAACGGGCGCAGAATGACTTATGGCGAGGGTTCTTCTTGTCCTTGGTAGGAGCCTTGAGCTTGCTACCAGTTGCGCGATTATATTTGGCGCGTCCCTTCGCCGTCAGGCCACCACCAGACTTGACCGACAGCTTTTCGCCACGGCCAACCGACAGTGATGGTCCTTTCTTCTTTCTAGCCATTAGCGCCTCCGGCTACGCTTTGCCGTCTTCTTAGACTGACGGAAAGCCTTTGCAGTCGGAGAGCCTTTGCTGCCGGGCTTACGCATACGTTCACCGCTACCAGCCTTGATCCGGCGGCGCTTGGCGTTGATGTTTGCGTAAAGACCCCGCTTTGCCATTAAACGCCCTCACCGGGAGTAAAAAAACATTCAGATGCAGCCGCACCAATAAACGCGATGTACATGTTCGTGTTCGGGCTAAACTGAAATGGTATTGTGTATACCTTGGTAGAGGCAGGAACCGACACCAAAGCATACGACGGAACCCCATTTGCAGGAACCGTACAGGTCACATTAGCCAGATTGCTGACCGTAAAATACACAGGCTGACCAGCACCTCCGGTTGGCTGATGATTAGCCACCAAAAGCTGATTGCACGGGCTGTCAGACGTAATGGTTATGGTCTGGCTAGACGTAGTAGCGTTAGCTTTATACGTCTTGCCCTGCGCTTGAAAGGCGATGCTATTACCCACGGCGAGGCTCCGGCTTGCTGGTCGGGCTGTTCTTGCTGTCGTCAGGACGGCCAGAATAATCCCAGACAGTCGTCAACCCACCCTGCGGCCATTGGCCGGGGGTGAAGCTGTTGCGGGGATAGCCCATCGTGTTTTTGACGGATTGGGGCTTAACGGCCTTCGCGGGATACGCAGGCTCATTCAGGTTCTTTGTGCTGTTGTCTTCCTTCACGGCGGCGCTCCTTAATAAGCGATGGCACGAACACGATTATAGCAAAACCGCCCGCGATTTGCAGGCGCTCTACAGTCGGTGCGTACATGGCCCAACATGTTATTCCGAATGTCATCCATAGGGAACACAGGGTCAATAGCCTTTCGGTTAGAACGGCTAAGCTCATACGCACGATAGCAAGCACAGTAGCATCCACGATGACCTCCTAATGGTCTGGGCTGGTGGTTCACTCTTCTTCTCCACCGAAGAAGCCCGACCCATAAGCGTCATCATTAACCTTCTGCTTTATTTTTTCAAGATTTATTGCCCTATCAATGACCTTAAGTTTTGTATCAACGTCATCAATAACGCCACTCTCAACATCCTTAAGAAGCTGAGAGATCGTTTTTTCGAGGTCTGGGTTAATACCCTTGTCCTTCTTAGCCACTAGCGCCCCCCGCTAAAAAGCTTAGCAATTTCACCTTTAATGAGCGAGCCGCCAGTGCCAGCAGCAAGGAAACCAAGACCAGCATAAATGCCTTGCTTCATGTATTTCTTGGCCTCATCAGCATTTGCCGATCGTTCAGAAGCAATTTGAATACGGTTCAAAAGCTCACTTCGACGAGCTTCATCAATCAGACCTCTTTTATTAAGGTCATCAATAATCTTTTTTGCAGCTACAGGAATGTCAGCACCTTGAGCGCGATCAAGATCGTTAATCATATTACGATATGATTTTAGCGTTTCTTCAGCAGTTTCTTTAGCTGTGGTAGCAGCAACGCGCTCAGCACCAAGACGCTCAGCGGCTTCTTTAGCTCTAGCTTCAGATGTTTCAATAGCTTGTTCGCGGGTAGGATTACCAGCCGCAGCAGCAGCTTCACGCTCTTTCGCTCGACCAAGCAAACGAGTTTCGCCTTTAAGAATGTCTTCAAGACGTTTTTGTTCACCTGTCAATTCTTTGACACGTTCTTTTCCCGCAGCAATCACGCCTTCAGTTTCAGCAACAGCACGGTCAGCCGCTTGACGAGCAGATTTGATTGTTGAGAACTCGTCATACAAACCTGTTTGTTTCAATACATCTTCGTTCTTCTTCAAAAACCCTGACAGCTTATTGATTGTTGGAGTACCACCTTCAAAAAGCTCACGATGATAATAAGCCCGCAATGAATTGCGAAGCTCAGGTTGTTGTTCAACTAGTGTTGCAATCGGAAACTGACCGCCTCTTGAACGATTTAAAACTTCGCTGACAATCTGCCCTTCAGTTGCAAGCTGATCGCGTGTAGTAGGGTCTTCAGCAACAACTTTTGCCAAAGAACCTTTACGCTCAAATGGTCTAACAGGACCAGAAAGCTTGGCAAAATTGACCATAGCATCTTTGTAAGGTTGCCATGAGTTCATCGTTTCTTTGGTCAACGCCGAGCGAATTTTCCGCAATGCTGTAACAGCTTCTTTGTCTAAACCAAGTTGAGCAGCCGCAGCTTTGTTTTGGCTTGTGTCGATCAAGCCAACAACATACTTCCGTAAACTGTCAGCGCGGGCCACGCTTAACGCATTGACAGGCTCTTTTGCACCCTCAACATTCGTCTTCAAACGATTGGTGATTTCTTGCAAAACGCGGTCAAGGTTTGGGTTGTTCGATGTTTTCTTGAGAGCATCAACAGCACTCAACACATCGCTTGTACTAACACGAAGGTCGTCGCCTGCTTCTTTAACAGCTTTTCCAAAGCCAGCCACACGCTCGCGCTCGCCCTTGACCTTGTTGTAAATATCTACAGCGGTCTTGCGGATTTGCTGTCCAAGCTCGACAGGAGTAATGCTTTTTCCTTCTTCAAGAGCTTTTTGAAGATTGAGAGTAATGCCTTCAGCAGCCGCTTTCTGTTCAAGCAAAAGAGTTTCTTGGCGAGCTACATAATCAGCAGCTTGACCCCTTTGCATACCAGCTTCTTCAGCAGCTTTTTGCGCCGCAGTAACACGCTCACGAACTCGAGCAGCCGCATCACGCTGAATAGATGAAACTTTGGAAGGGTCTAGAGCCGCAGCAGGCTCACCAACTTTAATTCCGGCACGACGAGCTATTTCAATAGCATCGCGAGCTTCAAGCTGAGAAGCAACATCGCTGATGCGAGCAAGACGAGCAGAAGCCGATGCGATTTCTTTTTCAGTTTCTTGAATAAATTTATATGCTTCAAAACCCGGACCAGCTTTCATGCCCTCTCGAAGAGCTTCAGCTTCTTTAATTAGACCTGCGACGTATTTGTGAGCATTGATGGCTTCGCCAACAGCTCTGACACCACCACCAATAGCACCGCCCAGAGAGCCTTCAATAATGGCTGCTTTTTGTTTTTCTCTAGCTCTTTTAGCGGGGTCTTCTTCGCCTGTGGGTGTTGCATAGCCTGTTATGCCGCCTGCCGTTGCACCAGACAAAGCGCTTCCTGCAATACGCTGACCACCGCCAAGAACGCCTGTCAATTGCGGGATGCCTTTGCCAAGAGCAGAAATACCACGAAACAACGCTCCAGCAGGAGCTATAGTTCCAAGAGCTTGTCCTAACGCTTGCGTCTCAGGCGCTCCAACTTTTTCAAGAGCTTTAGTTCCACGAGCTGATGCTTTTCCAGCCTCTCCCGGCAACGCTTCGCCCGCACCTGTAAAAACTTTTCCTATTCCAGAAAGTAAACCAAGGTTGGCTTCGCTTTGAGCCTTCATGTACTCACGCGGATCAGTCTTGTAGAAAGACATGGGATCACGTTTTGGACCCGGCTTTTCACTAAAAAGTCCCGGCTTTTTTTCTTCTGCTTTAGGCGCACCAGTTAGATAAGCGTCTGGGTCAAACGCCTGCGTTTCTTTGAGATAGGCATCTGGATCAAATTCGGCCATCACTCAACTCCAAGACGCTGCTTGATTTGTTTTGAACGTGGATCATTTGGGTTTCTATTTGCCCAATCCAACGCCGATTGATCTTGAGGAGAAAGCTCGCGAGAACTAGAGCCGCTGCTTTCAGAACCATAACCGGAAAAATACCGATTAACATCTTCCGGCAAGAAGCGCTTGAAGTCTTCTTTAGAACGACGAGTGCCTGCTGTGTATTGACGTTCAGCAGCCGCATAACGACCACCAATCAATTCACGCAAGGTTTTGACAACTCCCTTTGTTTGTTGAGGAGAGTTGTAGGATGCCAAAATGCTTTCAGCTTCTTGACGATCAGCCAGAGCGCCAGCCGTACCCGTGATAGCTTTGACAATTTCGGATGCAACAGCCTGTTTTGCTGCATTGAAGTTTGTAACTTCTGGATGTCCAAGTGCTGTTCTGAAGTTATTGATTAAACGATTTGTCGCTTGAATATCGTTGTTTTCAAGAGCTTCACTAAGCTTCTCAATCGTCTCAAGATGGTTATAGACGGTGTTAAATGCTTGAATTTGCTTAGCACCAGCGCCGTTCGGATTAGTCCAGTTTCTTTCAGCAGCTTGAATGTTGCCAAAATCACCTTCATTAAAGTTCGGATTGATCTCACGAACACGCGCCATGATCTTGTCGCGATTACGATTTTGAAGACCCGGCGCTTTGAAGGCCAAATTAGCAATGCCTTGCGCTGTTTTTTCAATTTCTTCATCGCTTGCAGTTGTGCGGCCACGGTCAGTTGGACGAGCAATCTGTTCAACAGCCTGACCACTAGCGGTAGCCTGACGAAGCTGAGCAGCGCTGTAAAAACCTTTAATACCATCAATGCTGGCATAAATAGTTTGTCCACCTGATGTATCACCAAGTGCTTTATCAATAGCCGCAACAGTTTTTAGAGATTGATCCACCTGCGTATTAGCGCGGTTCATCACCTCAATACGCATCTTGTCAGTTTCCATCAAACCCTTCTTGTAAAGGTTTGTGGCAAGAGCATCGGCCTCAAGAGATTTAAGTTCAGTAAAAAGCTTTCGTTCAGCAGCCGGAAGATTGCTTTTAGCCAGTTCCTTGGCGCGATTGAACGCAGCCGTGATCTGATCGTTGTGAGCTTTGATAGACTGCATGTTTTTGTCAAACTCAGCCTTTTCGCGCTCAAACAAGTCTTTACGGCCCTCACGATAACCCTTGAGCATACCGCCCATAGCGTTCATAGCGCCGAGAGCAGAGCCATATGACTTGCCGCCGCCAAACGCGCCGATAGCGCCAATCAAGCCAAACAAACCAACAAGTTCAGCTTTGCTTTCCGGCGTAGCTTTAAACTCTGGAATGTCCTTGTATTGGCTCTCATATTTCTGAGAAAGGTCGCGAGCGGTGCGGCTTTCACGATCAGCGCGAGCAACTTCAAGCTCTGCCTTTTTCTTGGCAGCTCCGAGCGTCGCTTCGCTCTCTTTTTTGATAAGATCTTCGTAAACATCCGGCTCAGTCAGCTTAGGAGCTTCAGCAGGCTTGATGCCTTTCAAAATCTCATCGCGCTTGACGCGGAGGCCATCAGGCGCGGTGCTACCGTCAATAACTTCATCAACCATGACTTAAGCCCTCGAACCGCCGTAAAGCTGCGCCAACTGCGTGAAGAAGTTGCCAGCCGCCGTGTTGGCTTGATTTGTAAGACTGACGCGAGTGTTCAGCGCATTGATCTCATTGGCAATAGCCGAGTTCATGACCGTGTTACCCGAGCCAAGGATTTGCAAAGCCTGCGTCAACTGATTGTTGATGGCCTGCTGACGCATTTGTTCAGCGATCTGTGTTGCTTGCATAGCTCCTACAGAACCAGAGCGAGACGCTGCTTGAGCCAACTGAGCGCGAGCCACATCAAACTGTTGCTGATTAACAGGTGTCAGACCGCCTTGGGTTGCAAGACCGTATTGCAGACCACCTTGCTGCAAGAAAGGTTGAGCCATCGTACGCTGTTCTTGAGCCAGAGCTTTGATCTGACCAGCAACGTCGCCAGCTTGCTTGCGAGCTGCAACAGATTGATAAGCGCCAAGACCACCAGCGCCTAGCAACAAAGCCAGCTTGAGGGGATCAGCAGTCAGCTTGTCAAAAAAGCTTTTCTCGCCTGTCGTAATTCCCTTAGCTTGTTCAAGCTGAGACAAACGCTTCAATGCATCTTCTTGACCAGCAATGATGCGATCAATCTCTTCTTGAGAACGACCCCCCTCACCCTCTTCGCTGCCAGTTGTACTAGCAAAATATTTATTCAACTCAGGAGCTAATTCTTGATATGGACGAAGCTGCGGAGTTGCTGCAACAGTTGGTTCATATGAACCAGTTAAGATCGGGTCAGTCGCGAAGGTTGAATAAGCCGTGCTTATATCGCCTTGCTGAGGGTACGACGGAAAATCATAAGGCGTATAATTGCCAAGCGAAGCGCCACCTGTCGCAGATGGTTCATAAGCAGGGCCAGCAGGCTGATCGTAGATGTATTGCGGTTCGTTGCCTTGATACGGCGTAAACTGACCAGCGGAAGGCTCAACGAAAGAACCGTAATCTGTCGGGCCAGAGAAGAAGTCAAAGCTATCCTCAAACTCAGGCAGGCCCGTATCAGGGTTGATCGAACCACGACCGCCTTCACGCTTCAGCTTACGAGCCTCACGCGGCGTAATGTGAGCCAGCACCGTGTCACGGCCACGGCCCTTTGAGCGCACGATCTGCGCGAGGGCTGCAACCGGAAGGTTGGTCGTCACATCAGTTTGGAGGACTTCAGCAAGGTTTTTCTTACGCATTTTCCTCTCCGATATTCCTCAACGATGCGGTGTTCCAGACATTAGACGGCGACTTCTCACTATCAGAAGTGCCAAAGACTGCCCCACCGGGGACATAACCGGACGGAGCAGCCGCTAAACTGCCACCGATTGTAGCGCCAGTTGGAGGCGCAGTCACGCCCTTGGCTTGTTGGGTAACTTGAGGCGTAAAGCCACCTCCGTAACCTACTGAACGGCTTGCAGACGGTGCTAAAGCAGCTTGAAGGCCCGTCGATAGGCCAGCCGAAAGCAGGCTTGTTCCTGTGTCACCAAGACCAAATTCTTTACCAAAACCAGCTCCTAAACCGCCTGCCACACCAGAGATTAGACCACCTCTGAGAGCCTGACTAAGCGGTGCGCCAGCCGCCAAAGCGCCTGCTGTGCCACCAACCAAATTGCCAGCACCTTTAGATAGGCCAGCCGTGACAGACGGAGAAACGCCAGCACCCTGCAAAGCTTCAGACACGCCAGAAGTTACACCCGCCCCGAGGCCACCCGAAACAGCGCCGGACAAAGCCCCTTTAAGAGGCTTTCCACCCTGCACGGCAGCAGACAAAGCACCCGTACCAGCACCAATGATAGCCCCGCCAACAACGTTGGCTACGACAGTTGATGCTGTAATGCTAGCCGCACCAAGCACAGCCGTGCCAACGCTGGCGGCAGTAATGCCAACGCTAGAAAGGGCTAGTGATGCGACTACACCTACAGCAGGCATTAGATGTCCACTTCAAAGCGATAGGCAGGAACCATCTGGTCGCCCTGCATGGTCTGAGTTTGGCTTGTACGAACAGGCAGTCCGGTTTGTTCGGCAATCTTAACAAAAGCTGGCGAAGTCGCATAGCTGAAGGCTTTTTTGAAACCCATTTCTTTGAGCGAGTTAATGCCAGCTTTGTACCGATCAACGAGGTCTGACGGGCTTTCGATGGTAAAGGTATGGAACTCAACCGAGCCGTCGCCCTGCGGCTTGAGCATGAAAACCGTGTTTCCGATCTGAAGAAGCTGAACCATCTTCTTCTCGACCATGTAGCCGAGGGTCTGCATGAAGCGGGTCATGTCCGTGCCAGGCGCTTCATTCTCAGCCGACTTCTGGATAATGTCAGCCGAGGGCATCAGCTTGTTTTCAGCCTGTTTAGGCTGACGAAGCTTTCCCATTTGAACCTTCTCAGGCTTTCCAATCATCGGATCAGGCATGTCATAACCCCAAGGCAGATATGATTTGTGTGTGGATAGAATAATGCTGAGCGACCCATTCGTAAAATTCATCTTCTTTACGAAAGTCTGCATCTAACATATTGAATGGATTAGACAAATCTAAAACAGACGCAAAGAACTGATGCTCGACTTGGTGCATCAAAAGCCAATCGTCAAAATTATCGGTATCAATATCCGTTATCGGATAGGACGGGCATTGGATGCCACGCTCTGCAAGCTGCTGACGGAACAAACGATGCTGCTGCGCGTTCTCAAAGGCAAAGTCCTTGAGGCTCTCAGGGTCGCCAAATTCAACGATAGAGAGCCGCTCAAGGTCCATGATTACACCGCGTAATAGGGGATTTTAACCGCCGTGCCATTGAGATTGATTGTCAGATAACCAGCCGGAACCAGAGGCAAAGACGAGGTTGCAAAGGTCGCATTAGCCGCCGTCGTGGTTGTAATGTTTGCCACGTTTGCTGCTAGCGAACCGCTGTTAATTGTCGTGTTGTTGAGCGTCAAATTACCGACAGCCGTGGTCGTTCCACCCAAAGTCAGCGTGGTGTTGCCCAAAGTCAAAGTGCTGTTAGCAAGCTTTGAGTTCGGGATCGTGTCGCTTATCTGCGACGCCGTGATGCTGATCGTCGTGTTCGACGCTGCTGTAAGACGCCCCTGCGCGTCAACAGTGAAAGTTCCGACGGAGCCTGCACTTCCGTAAACTCCTGCTGCTACTGCCGTATTGGCAAGGCTGATTGTGCCTGTAGTGGTAATAGGGCCACCCGTAAGGCCCGTGCCTGTTGCCACGTTGCTGACAGTGCCGCTACCACCAGAGATTGCCACATTAGACGCAGATGTAATGCGACCTTGGGCATCAATCGTGATCTGGGGAACATTGGTAGTGTTACCATAAACGCCAGCCGCCACAGCCGTGTTGGCAAGCGAAATGGTCCCCGTGGTCGTAATCGGACCCCCAGTTAGACCTGTGCCTGTCGCGACATTAGTAACTGTACCGCTACCGCCGCCTCCGCTTACCCCGCCTGCAACTTTTAGCATGTTTCACCTCAGAGGCCGTCGCCGGGAGTAATGTAAATAACCGCCGTCCCAGAACCCGTCACACCAGTGAAGTAAGCATTAGGAACGAAAGTCAGGATTTCATCTGTATTGGGCAACAATGGAAACGCAGCTTGGCTAGTCGTAACAGCCACAGCATTGTTCGCCGCATCGCCAGAGGTTGTGCCATAACCCAAGAACACAGTCACAGTGCCAGCATTGATAATGCGATACTGATTACCGCCAAGCGTTGTTGACGAGCATTGAACGGGAGTAGGCGCAGAAGTAGCCGCCGTAAATGTGACCGTGTTTCCGGTCTTTGTAAAAGCGTTAATTCCCATCTGCTACCCCTTTTACAATGTTTAGAAACCGAGAGTTAGGTTCTAAAGCAATACATTCATGAAACTGACCCGCTTGCCAATCAATAAACTTGCCAGGACCAGCAATCATTTCCCAATTAGGGCCAATTACTCTAAATGAACCATCCAGAATAAAAGTGATGTGAGTGTCTTCTTTTGAATGGTTGTGCATAGGTAATTTATCTCCAATTTCATCAAAGGAGTACAAACTACCATGCAAATCACCAAAAGTTTTTGGCTCAATCTTCATTAGACCACCGTTGGCGGTTCAGTATTAATTGGAATGTCTTTGACCCACTTGTAGGTTGTCGTATCCAAAATCCAACCCTCCCCCGGCCATGGGGCAATGAAAGCGCCGCTTGGCTGTGCATCAGCGTCAAACGTAAAACCTTCAGAACAGAAGTTATAGCGGAAGCTAGAATTGTAACTTGTCTGCCGCCAAATCGTGTCTGAACCAAAAAGGTTTTGCATGTACGCAATTCCTACAGGCTCACTGTCTGGAAACGGCAAGTTATCAACTTCGCTATTGTCAATGACAAGTACGCGAATGACGATGTTAGCTGTATCAAGTTTAGCAAAATGTGCCATGTTTCACCTTATTGATATAGGTAGCGGATGATGACAACGCCAGAGCCGCCAGCTCCGGGTGGGCCGTAACTACAACCGCAAGTGATAGTTCCACCACCGCCGCCCCCGCCGCCAGTGCTTGCTGTCCCGGAACCGCCACTCTCGTCAGAAATTCCACCATTAGCGCCGCCGCCCGTGCCGCCCGTTCCACCAGCAGTGCCGCCGCCGCCGCCGCCACCAGCATAAGTTACTGATGATCCAGTAATTGAATTGGCAGAACCATTTCCGCCATTGCCGCCAGTAGAGCCAGAACCATTACTACCAACCGCACTAGCTCCGCCACCACCAGCTCCAGCAGACGCACTACCAGTGCCGCCATTATTGCCTTGTCCAGAAGTTCCGGTTCCTCCAGCCGCGTTACGACCACCGCCGCCGCCAGAGCCGCCGTTTTGTCCTGTAGCATTATCACTACCGCCAGCGCCACCTTTTGTTGATGTTGTGCCAAAGGCTGAACTATCGTTGCCACTAAACGCACCAGCGCCACCAGCGCCAACGGTCATCGTATAGCCTTGTACGGAAACAGATGTCCCAGTGATGTAACGCATACCACCAGCGCCGCCACCACCCGCGCTTCTATTGAGAAGCGTAACTTGCCCCCCGCCGCCGCCACCAGCAATGACAAGATAATCTACCGTTTGACCAGCGGGGGCATTTGTAACGGTAAACGTGCCAGTGCCAGTAAACGTGTGGATTTTATAATTGCCACTGGTCGTAACTGTGCCACCCGTTGCTTGAATAAACTGGTTTCCAGCCGACGCTGCATATCCGAGCAAAAGGTTGGCGACAGTCATTACGAAAGGCCCCCACCCGTAATTACAAAGTTGTTGGCTGAAGTGCAGAGAATGGTCGCAAGGCCATACTGAGCAAGAGTGCGGTTGCCCGTGTTAGCCGTTCCAACTTGACGCAAAGTAACGCTGGTTGCCTGCGTAATTGTTTGGTTGCTGGCCGAGTTATTAAAAATTGTAACCGTCTGACCAGTTGAAAACACAGCATTAGGAACGGTCACGCCGCCCGTTGTGATGCTGATATGCTTTCCGTTATCAGAGGCTTGCAACACATAAGCGCCAGTTTGAGAGTTTTGCGGAATGTCACGCACGTTGCCAATACCATCGTTGACAGTGGTTGCGTTGACAGTTGTCGCATTAGCCGTTGTAACAACAAGATTGCCACCCGTGATGGACACGTTGGACAAGCTATTAGTTCCGTTACCAATGCCGTTCACACCATTGACGACAGTCGTAAAGTTTGCGTCAAGCTGCGAGAGCGGGATGGCGCTCGTCGCCGTCGCAAATGTGTATGTGACGCTAATCGGGAGAGCCATATTAGAACCTCACTCTGAGTTCGTGTTCCATTTCGAACGTGTTTAAGATCATTCCGGGTGAATTGGATGTTACTGTAAGTCCAAGGTATTTGCCATATTGCATAGCATCAGACTTATAAAGCGAGTAGCCACTCGTTGAAAGCCAGCCAATCGTTTGCAGGCTATTGTTCTGCCACGGGATCGTAGCCCCAAGATTGTTTGTCCAGCCAAGGCTGACATTGGTCAATGTGTAAGACGGACTAGAACCTGTCTCGCTATCAACCGTGACATTAAGGACACCACCCTGCGTCAGTGTTGCTTCAATGCCAAATTTGAGAGCTTGCTTGGTACGGATCGTATCCTGCATAGGCCAGAGAGCCGTCAGCAAACGGGTCGAAACATTGGCCGTAGTATTGGCATAGGCACGAATAAGGTCCGTACCACCTGTGCCGTAAAGGTAGATAATGCCCAGACGCGGGACAGAGGTTGTCCTAAGCAGCGTACCTTGGCTGGTGATAAACCACTTCTTGTCGAAGAAGACGGCTTGGATAGGCCGCAGACCCATGATTGGATCGTTGTAATAAAAGTTGAACGCCGCGCAGAGGATGTTGTTGATGAGAACCTGACCGCCCGTGATCGGATAAGAAAAGTCAATCAACGGAAAAATGCCGTCAAGGGCATCTGAAATCTTGGTCGTTGTCGCACCAACCAGCGCGTAAATGCCGTAGTCATTCATAAACAACACAGAACGGAAATACGGGAAAATTGAGCCGGGACGACGCGAGCCGACCGATGCCGACACGTTGGTGTTCGTGAAGGTTGTAATGCCATTAGTGCCAACGCGAACGTCAGAAAAGACGTTGATGCTGTCGTCACCAAAAACATAGAGAAAGTTGTTAGCACTTAACAAGCTATTGATATTGCTGTGCAAAGTGTCGTCAGCCAGCGTCAGGTTGCCAGCCGAGATGGACGCAAAGTCATTGTATTGACCAGCAGCAGTATAAAAGACCGTGCGGCCTTGGCTGATCCATACGCGACCTTGAAACGTCTCAAGCCCGTTGTTGGCCTTGGTTGTTGCAGCAGCCGTAGCTGTTGCGCCATTTCCACCACCACCAGAGATCGTGACATTCGGATTTGATGTGTAACCAGAACCGGGGTTGGTCATCACAACACCAACAACCGCACCACCAGCAATGATAGCTGTCGCAGCAGCGTTATTGCCGCCCCCGCCAGAAATTGTCACGTTGGGGGTTGATGTGTATCCCGTGCCGCCATTTGTGATGGTCACGCCAACCGTATTGTTGGCAAAAGACAAGAAACCAGCCACAGCCGTCGCGTTATTGCCACCGCCACCCGAAATCGTGACTGTAGGTGTGCTGGTATAGCCCGTACCAGCGTTGGTAATGCTGATACCGCTCACCAAACCAGAGCCAAGCGTAGCTGTCAGATTAGCGCTATTACCGCCACCGCCCGTGACGGTGATGCTTGGAACTGCCGTATAACCGTAACCGGGGTTTGTAATCTGAACACCGTAAATAGACCCGCCAGAAAGCGTAGAAACAACCGCTTGAGCCTGCACACCCGTTGACGAAGTTGGTGGGGCAATCGTCAGTGTCGGAAAAGCCGTAAAGCTAGTGCCACCATTGTTAATTGTTATGTTGGTGATCGTACCAGCAGCGTTCGAGATGAACGCAATAGCCGTCGCTTGCACACCATTTGTTTGGTTCGGAGCCGAAATGGTTACAAGCGGAGGCTGTGTATAACCAGAACCGGGGTTTGTGATCCCGATATTGGTAATGCAACCAACGGTAATGAGATTAGCGCCATCCCATGTGTAATAACCCTTCTCAGGGTCTACGATGGTAGCTCTCTCGTTCTTCCATTGCTTAGAAATAACGCCAGTAGACGAAAAAGTGTTTGCATTGGCGACCGTCACAACCGTATTGGACGAAATTTTATAAGCTTGAGCGCTACCATTAGATTGAAAAGCAAGGATGTAGTCCTCGTTTTCAATGTTGCTGCTATCAATGTGTGTAACGGTATTGGCCCATGAAATTCCGACGTTCGATTGAGCCGGAATGACCTTTAGGTTGCCGTAACCAATTGGCTGGATGTTCTCAATCCAAGCAAACTCTTCATCAGCGATAGCCGTGCGGTTTGCTTTGGTGTTCAGAGCCTTGAACGCCTTAACAACTTGGTAATTTTTCTTTTGTTCGGGCGACTGTGCCATTATGGCCCCGTGTTGTAGGCGTTAGGCACTCTACGGGTGAACTGGGTCGAGAGGACGTTCTGAACGAGCTTCTGATACTCGCCCTTATAGATTTCGCTCTCCCCATAGCTCTGCTCATAATACTTCGCCAGATGAGCGGCGAAGAACGGAACAGGCTGCTGAAACGGTTGAACAATGTCAGTTTCAACGTCAGCAAGCAAAACAAGGTCTGTCGGTTGCACAACCGTGTCTACTTCAATCGTGTAAACCTGATCTGGCGACGGTCCGAGGAAAAACTTCTGCGGTCCATAGGTAGAAAAGGCAATCGGACGGTTGTAATAGTTCTGCCAGTAGCGCAACTGGGCATTGAACTGCGACCAAGGCAGATAATTCAGCGGCCAGCGCGAATTGCCCCAGTAGAGATTGATGTTGATAATGTCGAGCGTCTTCGAGCCGAGGGGCAAAGACGAATAGTCATAGACTTCCTGATCTGTGACTGTCGCAGAAGTCTGGAGTTCGCGCTTACATCCCGTGTCTCGCACAAGCTGGTTGCGAGCGGTATTGATGTATGCCGTCAGGTCTTGGTCAGTCCAGAAATTCGCATTGGCATCATGAAGAAGCCGTCTGACTTGCGTGATGTAGTCTTGTAGCGTGGTCATCTTGGTTCCACATCATGCAGCCTTGGTCCCTTTCCCCTCTCCCTGCCTTGGAACAGAGAGAGGGGTCCGGTCCACCGTTGGGGACGTTTCGCGGTGGGCCTGTGGCCGTGTCTCGCTGATCTCAAACTGGTTGAGACGAGCAAGCGCTTCCGGCTTGTCATTTGCTGTTTTGGTCCAGCCGAGGCGAACTAATGTTTCTGTCTTGTCTTCTAAACCATAACCAAAGACATGCCGTGCCACTTCAAGTGGAACCTCGACGGGTTTTCTGGGAAGAAATTCATATTTCTTTCCGTCCCACCCGTCGATTAGGATGTCGTTAGTCTTGTTTATGACCCAGACAGTAAGCATTAGAACGTCACGATGTCGCCATAGACGCTGATGAACGCTTGAGCATTAGCAACATTGGCCGTGACGTTCACGAACAGAGTGTTTGCTGTGTAGCAAACCTTGGCTGTGTCGGTGTTGAGCGTCAGATCAACGAAGCTTAGGCTGTTGGTCAGGTTCGTCAGGGTCGTAAGGTTTGCAACGAGGTTTGCACCGTCATTGGTCGTGCCAACTGTAACGTTAGCAAGAGCAGCCGACGGAGCAGTCCCGCCTGCGCTATTCGACAGGTTGGCAACAGTGATACGCCGAATTATGTATTCGGTTGTACCGCTTGTGCCACCCGACAGGATAGGCAGAGCAACGACAGCATTACCCGTCGTTGCCAGCGAGAACGGTGCTCTGACAGTAGCAAGGCGCTTATTTCCAAAGCCGTCTTGTAATTCAGAGCCGACGCGGTTTTGGTTAGCCATCTGAGTTCTCCTTACGAGGTAGCGTAGGAGGACTGAGGTGCTGCATTACCGCCGTTGACTGTGTACAACGTGATCGTCTGAGTTCCCGTCGTAGCATTTGCACGAACGTTGTAACCGTCCGAAACAATCGAACCGCCGACGTTCGCAGCAATCCACGTTGTCCAAGCGTTAGCTGTACCCGTGTAAGCGTTGAACTCGATGGTCACGTTTGCTGTAGGAAGCAGAACGTAGTTGCCAGCGGGCAAGAACTGGGACGAACCCATAGCTGTCGTGTTACCAGCACCAATGCTGGAAACAGTGACAGGCTGGAAGTACGCACCAGCCGTATTGGCCGAGGCATTAGCGAGAATGATTTTGTTATTGGCGAGTGCCATAGGTCGATCTCCTTAGAGCGAGAGCGAGTTGTAGCCCGTCACCTTAGTCATCGACTTAGGCTTAGTGCTAACAAGCTCAGCAATGTTGATGACC